AGCCTCTCATTGACTTCACAGTTCCTAAGCTAAAGGACTGGTCACAAGAGTGGCAGATTCTCCCTATAGTAGATGGGATGGACCCTAAGACTACAGACTGGGTTCACAGGTTGAATTCCCTAGGAAGCTTCTACTACTTCGCCAAAGTAGTTCTACGCAAGCATCGCTTCACTGAGCATCTTCATAAGGCAATATGTGACTCCTTGGAGAAAGATTGCCTTGCTGAATTACTTGAAATCCCCCGCGATCATTTTAAATCTACCATCTGTTCCGAAGCATTTCCTATGTGGCGCTCTCTTCCTTTTACTACAAAGGACGAAGCATACATGCGTTCTCTAGGTTACTGCGACGAATACATAGGATGGATGTACCATACCCACTCACAAGATACACGAAACCTACTCGTTAGCGCCAATATCACCAATGCGGCTAAATTAGGTAGGAGAATTGATTTTCACTATAGCAATAACGCTCTATTTAGAGGACTCTTTCCTGAGATTCTACCGGAGAAAAGTGATCTGTGGTCTTCTTTCTCGATGACACAGAAGCGGAGCAAGACAAGTCTAAGTGCTCAAGGAGAAGGTACATACGACTTTCTTGGCGTAGGTGCGGCCCTCCAGTCCCGACATTACGACCTTATTATACAGGATGACCTCGTAGGCTTGGACGCTCTTGACTCCGAAATCGTCATGCAGGGTATCATCGACTACCACAAACTTCTAGTAGGTGCCTTCGATTCCGTAATGGGCCGGGCGGACTTAACAGGCGATGAGATTGTAGTAGGCAACAGGTGGCAATATGAAGACCTCAACTCCTATCTCCGAAAATTTGAGAAAAGGTTTAATATTAGTAGCCACAGTGCTATTGGTGGTTGCTGTGACGCTCATGCTTATGGTAAGCCAATCTTTCCCGAAGAATTTAGCATTGATCGTCTCAATCTCATACAGCAGCGTCTTGGTTCTTATTTTTACTCTTGCCAATATCTTAATTCACCAGCGCCCCCCGGAGAAGAGAAATTTAAGGAATCTAACTTGCGTTGGTTTACATTCGACAGATTCCTGGATAGACCCGCCGCAGAGGGACGTGCTAAATGGAACTCTAGTGGAGCCGAGTACGGCCAACCTAAGGACCAGTGGAAAGTAAAAATAGTTCACGAAGTACGTAAGGGAGAAGTTATTAAGGACATTCTCCCTACACACTTAGAGAGAACCATGATAGTTGATCCATCCCACGCGGGCATAGACGGCAGGAGCCGCCACGCGATCATCATACTTGGTTTCTCTAATATGCCGGTGCGGAATTATTTGTTAGAAGTATGGGCAGAAACTAACGACTATTCCGCACTGGTTAATAAGATGTATGAGCTAGGGGAGAAATGGAAGATTCGGGTTCCTTACTGTGAAAGTGTAGCCTTTCAGAACTTCCTCAAGTATCACTTCGAGACTCTTAAGAAGTATCGTAAGAAGGATGGTAAATGGACATTTGACCGTGTAGATGTGGAGACTCTTAAGACGGACAGGAGCAAGGATGGAAAAGAAAAAAGAATCGAGTCCATGTCCCCTGTGTATGATCGAGGAGAGTTCTGGTGCTGCAAGGTCGGCTGTAATCAATTCCTTGAGGAGTACAGAAAGTATCCGTACTCTAAATACAAAGATGTGCTCGATACACTTGGCTACAGTTTGCAAATCTGGAAACCTGGCCGAAAGACTCAAGAAGAAGTAAAGGCATGGTTGAATAAAAATAACTCATACAGAGAATCCATGTCGGCTGACTCAGCGACGGGATATTAAAAAGGAGCCTCACTTGAAACTATCACTTGCTGTGTTTCAGAATAACTTAACTACGATCTTCGGTGTACTAGCAGGATTGCCAGTTCTAGTAATTGCATCCTGTCAGAGTGCCGGAGTCGTACTCACTGCGTCTATGACGCATATTCTAGGTATCACAGGTGCCGTAGGACTTATTGGGCTTGGTATCGTGAGTAAAGCCTTCAATGTTCACTCCACAGTGGCTCAGGTGGAAGCCTCTACCGCTACTGTAACCGGCGTTCCGAATGCCCCCGCTCTTGTAGCTGCGGCGGATAAGCAAGTAGCAGGAGGGAAGTAATGAAGAACTTTATCCTATTAGTCGTGCTTGCACTGTGCAGTCTTGCTACTGCACAGACAGGGAATGATATTACTGTAGCCTTCGGTCTTACTCCAGTCACCTTGCCGGGAATTGGTTCTTCGGCTACTGGAGCAGAATCAGATACATTACTTCCCTTTACTACGTATAACTGGATTGGTCTTACTACGATCACGTCTACTAGTTATACTTACTTGGCACCGCGTTATACACGTATTATTCCACAGATCGGGACATTCCTTAATAATCATTCACAGACACTTGACTTTTCTGGTAGTGATGTAGGAATTACTATGTCTGCGGGTCTTGTTAGTGCAAATGGTAAAACTCATTGGGGAGAGAGTGCAGGTATTTCATGGCTCCAGAATATCAATAATACTTGGGGCATGAACTTCAATGCTGAGTGGTTTAATCCTGTTGGCTATGAACATAATACCTACAAAGTATCTGTCGGGCCGACACTTAAATTCTAAGGGAGGTTTTATGGGTTGGGGAAACGAACAAATGAAGCCGGGAACTACAGCAACAGGGCAGGCTACTCTAGCCACAATTAACGACATGCCTATTCACGCAGTTCCTAAAGATGCGCCTATGAAGGAGAAGACTTACGATATACACGGTAAGCCCTATACTCTTGCACAGGCGCAGGAAGGACTTAAAACAGGTAGATTTACTCTCTCCCATTTTGGGGATGATCTACTCAACGCACTCAAAGCCATTGGCGAAGCCGTTGGCGTTGGTGCGATGCAGGGAGAAGCTACATGGAATAACTCCGGTGTGGTTCAGGGAGTAGCTACAAGGAACAACTCCGGTGTAGTGCAGGGAGCAGCTACATGGAACAAGGGATAGTAAATAAGAAGTGTACTATCTGCGAGTTCCTTAGTCTTATCAAGTGGTTTATTGAGCACAGAAAGGAAGTAGAACAATTTATGAGTCAAGTTCAGTTTACTCTTTCTCTAGTAGTTAATCCTGTGGGTTCTTCGCTGGCTATCACGCCTACGAGTGGTAGCGCATCTTTCACACAGGGAGTGGCGGGGTCTTCGCCGCTGGGAGCAGTTAGTGGTGGAGTTCCGCCATATACTCCTAGTGTGGATGCTTCTTCGCCGTCGCAGTTGCCTCCGGGTCTTGCTCTAAGTATGGACTCGAATAATAACCTTGTTCTTTCCGGTACTCCCACCGCCGCAGGTTCAGGTACGGTCCTTATTGACGTAAATGACACTGCCGGGAATACTGCACAGCTTAAGCACTTAGTTACTCCAGTTGGTTCAGTATCATCGAGGTAGGCGCATAACCATGATAGTGACACCCACAAACGTAGACTTCGGCACCGACGAGAACAAGGCGCTAGAAGTGTATGTCAAGGAACACATTCAAGCCCTTAAGGATGGTCTTAGGGACTTGCATGAGTCTAAGCTTCCGAAGTGGCGTCGTCTTTATAGAGGCAGACCAAAGGAGGAAGTTAAAAACTTCCCCTGGAAGAATGCCTCTAATATCATTATTCAGTTAATTGGTGAGAACTGTGACATTATACGAGCACGTATTTTAGGAACTATCTTCGAGATTATGCCTCTGTGGAATACACAACTAGTAGGAGACTGGACACAGGAAGCGCATGGAGGAGAACAACAAGAGGCAGTCCAGGAGTTTATGAACTATGTAGGACTTGAACCTAATGAGCTTGATCTCTATAGGGTGGAGAGTCAGGGTGTAGATGAGTGTGTCAAATTTGGGACAGTCATGTATGCGCTGCCTTGGGTGCAAGATGTAGAATGCGATATAGTAGGTGAAGTAGAAGGAAAGACTGCATTTAGGGACTTTACTAAGTACGAAGGTCCACGTCCTGAGAAGATTGAGTTTGAGAAATGGGCGGCTACGCCCTCAGCATCTACGATAGAGAGTGCGGATTTTAAGTATCGTATTATTACATTAACGAAACAGAAACTCATGGAGCGGTTTCATAAGGGAATCTATAAGCTTAAAGGTAAAGAGAGCCAGAATAAGGAAGACGCTGAGACTGCTTTTCTTGCTAGTCCTGACAGACCAGGGCCAACGCATACACAGAGAGAACGTGAGGAAGCTACAGGAGCTAAGACAGCAGATGGTTACGGAAATGCGGAGTGGGATATATACGAGTGCTGGTTTCCTTATTGGCACAATGGACACAAGCATAAGTTGATATACTCCTATCATCTTGCAAGTAATACCGTGATGAGGGCTATTTTCAATTTCTATCCTAAAAATGAAGAACCTTGGGAAATGTCCCGCTTCGGATATACAGATGATGGACTCTACGGGTACGGGCTATGTGAGATGCTGGAATACTACCAAGCTGACGTTGCTACTGCTTATAACCAAAAAAACGACAACAGGACGCTTGCTAATACCAGTATATTCCGAATTGACCCGAACTCTAAACTTGATGCAATTTTCTCGATATATCCTAACGCACTTATTCCCGCAAGCGAAGGGGAACTTGAAAAAATCCAACTTGGTGCTAACTACCCGTCAAACATGGATGAAATAGGTATGACATTATCACTCGCTAAGTCTAGGGCTGGTACAGATGACCCTGGTTTTAGTGGTGCAGGAGGGGGAACCCAGAATGCTAAAAAAGGAATATACTCAGCTATGGGAACCTTCTCAGTTATGCAAGCAGGAAATAGGAGAGTTAATCTCAATATTACGGACTGCCGATACACTCATCATAAACTCGGACGGAAGTTTCTTAATCAATACGCCGAGTTTGGAGTTGGAGAACGGCTACAAGCTTTCGGAGAGAGAGCTAAGTTTCTTAAAATGGCTCTTGATAATGTTAAAGCAGGGAAGCTTATACTGCCGATCAGAAGTGCTACTGCGTCAATTAACAAAGAGCTAGAGAAACAGAATGATATGCTGCTTACACAAGTAATGCAGCGGCACCATATGGGAGTGAGTCAGATACTACAGTCCGTGGGTAATCCGGGACTTCCTCCAGAGCTTAAGGATTTCCTTATAGGATGGATTGATTCTTCGTCTCTCTTAATGGCACGGATTCTTCGTAACTTCGGTCACGATGATATAAGTAGAATGCTTCCAGAACGGAAGATAATCGAAAAACAAGGAGCTTCAAGTGGACAACAAGGGGGAGCAGGACCAACAGGCGGTGGAGCTGGAGGAGCTAGTCAAGAAGCAGAGGGAGGCGCAGCCGTGGTTCCGTTTAATAGTCCCACAGGCGGGAAAGCTACTGGTGTATCTGTCCCAGCCGGAAGCCGCGATCCTACAGCAGTTCCAGTCTGAGCTAATTATGGCGGACTTGAACAGATTAGCGACGGGGCCACGGGATAAGAATAACAACGATCTTTCGGATCTTTACAGGGGACGGATTGCAGCCTTTAGAGAAATAGCGAATATGAAGGCACAGCTAGAACAGTACATGAAGAATGAGAAAGAAAAAGGAGCTTAGTATATGACTTGGGGTGAAATGAAACTTGAAGATTTTAAGAAAGCAGGGCTTGATCCAGAAGTCCTTTCTAAGACTGCGGAAGCAGTGGCAGGCTTGGACGATAAGATTAAGAATGCTGTGACGGAGGCTACTAAGAACATGGCTTCGTCCGCATCCATTGATGAAATGAAGACGCAGCTTACTAATCTTGCGGCCAAGTTTCAAGGAACAACGAAACCGGAGCCATCTACATCGAATGTAGAGGAATCTCCAGATTGGATTCTTGATCCAGAAGGTGCGACTAAGAAGGAAATCAATAAATCCATTGGCGGCATTGCCGTGACAATGGCTACTATGCGTGCGGAGAATAACTATAACAACTTCAAAGCAAGTGGTGCGCGCGCCTTTTCTAAGTACGAGAAGGATATTAAAGAGATGTGGGATAAACAACCACTTACAAACAGGCAAGATCCTGAGCTTATTAAGAATATCTATAAGATCATAATTGCCGATCACGTAGATGAGATAGCGAAGCAAGGAGAAACATTCTTTGTAGAGCCGCAGACTAGTGGAAATGGGCATTCTAATACAGAAGTAAAGAAGAAGCCCGAAGATGTTCTTTCTAAGGACGAACTGGAACTAGCTAAGAAGTGGGGCATTTCTCCCGAAGATTATTTGAAGGAGAAGGAGCTTCCCAACAGCACGGCGGTGACAACTTATGCCTAATAATATGTTTACAAAACCTACTGCTGGTCCTGTGAAGCCATCTATTGCAGCACAGGCTACGAGTGCGGTGTTTGATGCAGAAGCTCCAGAACTTAAGAAGTCTACTGTGCAGAGCACTACGTCAGATAAGATCAATCTTGACGACTTGGACGAGACTACGTTGATGAAATATCCCATCGTAGCTAAGTCACTCAATGACGATGCGGCTACTAAACTTAAGCCAAAATCTTCATCCATCGTGCTTCGTTGGTGTTACTACGCTAATGGGCCAGTTAAGTCTGCGAACTCAACTAACGTGAACGCATCGAACATAGCACGTTATAGACATTGGGGCTTCGACTTTGCTACTCTTGATGACATAGAGGGTGGTGAAGATGCACTTACAGAAGGAATCATTGATGACGGTGGGAAGATACTTAACTACGATACCGTCTTGATGAAAGTGGATAAAATTCGGCTTATGAGTCACTATAAGCAGAACCTACAGACCTCAATTAGCATAGTGGATAATGCTCTACGTCATGCTGTGAAGGGGGCAGAGAGCGAAGTGTCTTCAACGCCACAGTATCGAAAGGCAATGACGACACATCCGGGTGCTAAGCTTGAGTTCTTTAATCCTATGGAGAGCTAAGAAATGGCAGCGAATCTTTCAACGCATCTTATTATTCAGGCTTATCAGACTCGTTCTGGTAATACTGACCGGACGCAGGTTATTCCAGAAGCAAACGGGCAGACATTTCTACAAGGTAATCCTCTTACTCTTGTGAATGGCTATGTTACGGCATGGACTACACCTGTTCCATCTGGCACGCCACCGGGCAACACTACTGGCTTGGTAGGCTTTGCCAAGCAGAATGGCCAGAATCTTAGTGGCACCGTAGGTGCAAGCGCACCCGCGCAACCATTTGGTTCTGTTCCTCAACCTGGAACGGCTTATACCTTTGGTAATCCACAATTTGAGCCATCTGCTGTATTTATTGCAGAAGGTTCTCCATTTAGTGACGGACGTACTATCTTCACGGAAGCAAATGCAGACACTATCTTTATTGGTCAGTTTGACAATAATACCGGTTCTAACTACACTCCAACACAAGCAATGCTAGGAGAGTCCTTTGGGCTTACTGCGGATGCTAATAACTACTATTATGTCGATGGTGGAAAGACTTCCATAGGTACGTCTACCGTAGTAGTCATCGTTGGTTTTGATCCAATTTCCGGTGCAGGTGTGCCAAACGGGAATGTTCTATTCCAAGTGCTGCTTGGACAGGAGCAGTTCTTGCACGTTTAGTAATGCAAACTGGTGGGGGCTTCGTGCCCCCACTTTTAATAAAGGAGATTTACTATGACGATGGTGAGGGGCCAGTATCAGCAACTATTAGCTCCAATTGGAAGAAAGGTATTTAATCAGTGGATAGATACTACACAGCGCGAGTTGGAGTACCCTGCCATCTTCCACATTGAAAATTCAACCAAGGCATACGAGGATGAACTCGAATTTGCTGGTATGCCTCCTGCACCGGAGAAGCCGGAGAATACGCCTGTAGCGTACTCTCAGTTTGTACAAGGCGGTACATTCCGGTTTATTCACCTTACTTACGCTTTGGCGGCTCGTGTTAGTTATGAACTTTACGATGACGACCAGCTCGGAATAGTAAAGCAGATTCCAAAGGCACTAGCTCGAAGTATGCGCTTCACGGAAGAAATGGTAGCATGGAATGTCTTTAATCAGGGCTTCGCTTCTGTGAAATCTATTGACGGTGTTCCTCTCTTTTA